CTTCGTTCTGTTCCACGAAACACGTTTAGTATCATCGTTCGCAAAGGCGTTACCCCGCTTGCAGGACAATCACCGGTAGTTTTGCTTGCAAAACTTACTATTGATGTTCCTGCTGGGGCCGACATTGCGGATGCTGCTAATTTGCGTGCTGCCATGTCAGCTCTCGTTGGCACCCTTAATCAGGTGTCCTCGGGACTTGGCGATACCATCATTAACGGGGTTATCTAACTTAATAAGTTAGGTTCCTTGTCATGATGAATAACACATGGCGTCTTGTTATCAATATGCTAGGATTTATTCTTAACATCGTCTCTAGGAGAAAGTCGAAAGCACAGTCGGGGGAATAATCCATGTCGGATAATTCCTCTCTCCGTACGATTGCCTTGCTCCTCTGGCTTTTGTTAATTTTAATGATAGCTTCTCATACTAGTTTGACAGACCTATTTCTGGGTCCATCTCATTAGTGAGATTAGTACTCTGCGAAAGCTTTGTACTTGTTTTGATAACTGAAATACTAAATAGTATTTTATAGTGGTACAGATGGAGAGTTTCAACATGGGCCTTAGTCCTGTCGTTCTTTACAATGCAGTGATATCAGATGTTTGTCAATATCTTCCGCCAGGCCCAGTAGGCCCCGTTGATATTGCACCAGACGCTTCTTATCAAAGTGTTGCAGCCTCTGCGCTTTTATCCTCACTTCTTAAGAAGTGGGAATATAAGAATACGCTAGATGCTGACAACAATGCGAAAGAGAAGTTCCTTACATTCAATAAAAAATGTAGGGACTGGAGTCTCACTTTGGATTCAAGTTCAGATGAGCTTCTTTATGGAAACTTCCTTAAAGAGATCGATATGTTCTTGCATCCTGGTGGCCAGATGCTGTTTGACAGTTTCTATAATATTTTAGATTCTGGTAGAACAGGACCTGGTAGTTCGCTTAAAGCTAATGGGCAAAGCATGTATGCTAAGCTCTTTAGCTCCCCGCTAACTACGACATCTGATGATCTATACTTGATGTATAGTACATACATTAGATTCTTCCCTGAATGGAGCAATGCGGAATCTATCCGCTATCTCCAATACGGAAGTCCTGTGCATGTAAACTGTAGCAGAAGCAGCTTCGTTCCAAAAAGTCAAGACATAAGTCGCATGATTTGTACCGAGCCTTCGCTGAATATGTTTTTTCAGCTTGGCTTAGGTAATCTAATTGAGGGAAGAATGCGACAGTCGTTTAATATCGACTTAGCACTACAACCAGCAATTAATCAGCAACTTGCACAACTAGGGAGTACAGAAGATGGTCATTATTCAACTATTGATCTATCTTCTGCTTCTGACTCGATATCTGTTGAGCTGTGTCGAACGATATTTCCTTCATGGTTTTTCGAAACCATTATGGAGATTCGATCTTCACATACTCTTCTGGATGGCGATGTTGTGCCTTTGGATATGGTGTCCACTATGGGTAATGGTTTTACATTTCCCCTACAGACTTTCATATTCAGCTGTCTTATTCGGGCTGCTTATCGTACACATCATATTGATGTGGATGATAAGGGTACTAAGAACTGGGGGTGCTTTGGTGATGATCTCATCGTCGATAAGCTTGCTTATCGGTCGGTGTGTCGTCTCCTTAGTATCCTCGGCTTTTCAGTAAATAGCTCGAAAACCTTCTCTGAAGGTTACTTCAGGGAGTCTTGTGGATCCGACTGGTTTTTAGGCCGGCCGGTACGGGGCGTCTACATACGTAGACTCTCCTCACCTCAAGATCTCTTTGTCGCCGTCAATTTGCTAAATGAGTGGACAACGTTGACAGGGATATCACTTAATTGTGCTATCCGTTACCTAGTCTCAGGGCTCTCAAAGTCGGAAACCTCCTACTTTGTTCCTTTTGACGAAAATAATGACTCTGGCATCCGCGTTCCTTCATCTTTCCTACCCAAGATAACTTACGATTCCAATAAATCTTATATCTATAGGGTTTATAGGGCCGTTCCTAAAGTTATTCGAGTAGGGGACGGGACCATCCATGTCCCGACAAAGCACAGGAAGCTTATCTATAACCCTTCTGGGTTGTTAATTGCTTACCTGCGCGGCGAGGTAATATCCGGTATGATAACGGTGAGGCAAAGCCGCACGTTGTACCGTTCGAAGCGAAGATGTACTCCCAATTGGGATTACATTCCTTCTTCAGTCCTACGTAATGGATGTAGGATTGATTGGTCGCGGTGGGAAACCGCGATGTTAAGCAACCATATGGCTGCTTAGCAACCCCGGCCGGAAATGGCCGAAAGGAGCTTTAGTGCTCCTTCCTCTCTATACTATGCCTAGCATAGAG